GCTTAATCATAGGTATAAATATGGGCATTTACATTTCAAAATAAAAAAGCCTAGTTAAATTAATTAACTAGGCTTATATTTTGGCGGAGACGGAGGGATCATTGAACAATGTATTTAAGCGGGTTTCAAGCAATTTTTATATTTACGTATACCATAAAGGATACCATAAGTAAATTACAGCGCACAGGCCCATTCAACCCGGTTTACCACCCAATCAGTGAGCCGCACACCATCACTCTGAGATAAAGCTACCCAACGTTCTTTCAGATCCGGATCAACCTCCACCTGAATAACCGCCCGATCCTTATCAACCCCAAAGCTCTGAGTACTCCTGTAGTTATCCTTATCATTATTCAGAGTCCGCTCCACCTGAACAACAATCCAGCTCCCCAGCTTTTGTTGCGCCGAACGGCTCAGCGCCACCCAGCGTCCTTTCATGCTGCGTGATATTGATAGGTGGATGATCTTACTTTCCATGTCCAGCATTTTACCAGCCTCACCCTTTTATTGTGGCTGATTGAAAATCCTTTCTATCGAATCGTAGGAACGCTCACAGATGATTCCTGCTGTTCCACGCTCTCCAGCAACAGCCGCCATTTCTGTATATCGTGTTGTGCACTCTCCATACACGTGGGAGTACATATCGACCCGGTCAATGGCTGCCTTGCACTCTGCGGCAGTGGGGGTATCGTGGGCCGCACGTAAACTGGCGTTTTGCTGGCGCAACCGCTCATTAACAGCATGAGAAGCAGCAAGCCCAGCCCGTAAACTATCCACCGCTTGCGCGTCCTGTTGCTGTAAACTTTTACCATAGTCATTCACCTCGTTTAATGTTTGAGTAGCAACCTTGGCCACCCTTTGCACATCAGCCTGCTGATCCAGCTTGTACTGCTCAAATGCCACAGTCACTCTGGCTATTTCATTGCGGGCAGCTTCCAGCCTGAATGTCTGCACCGTGCCCCACCCCAGCAAGGCAATAATGGTCAGCACCGCCGATATTTCAGGCAGGTATTTTTTGATAGTCTCAATCATTCAGTACCTCCTACTGTCCGACATACTTCCTGTATGCTGTTGCCAGTTTTTTGTCATAGCTGTTTTGAGCATAGGCCGGGCCGTTGTACCTTCTGGCAAACCCAGCCCAATCATGGCGGCGCAAGTAAGGTGCAAGCCCCTCACTTTTAATGAAAGTCACAAAGGCTTTCAGCTGCTCATCTTCTGACTTGTACATGGCATTGATGAATGCCTGCAGTGTCTTGAAACCAGCTGGAATGTAGTTAAAGCCCATGATCTGAAAGCGCCCCCAACTGGTAGACTTCAATGCAGCATCCCTGTCCAGTGCTGCCGCCTTCTGCAGCCGTGCATGCTGCTGTGCCACAAGGCCATATCCACCCGCCTTCGGGTTGCTTATATCCGGGTATGCCCGATCATATTTGCCTCCGGTTTCCCGGCTGAAAACATGCCTTTCAAAAAGAATCTTAGGCTCCCCCGTATTTAAAAAACCATCTCCAGTTGACTCAACCTCTGCCACCGCTTTTACTGTGGCCACTTCCACGCCCAGCTCATCAGCCGCTTGTTGATATGCTGCTTCGCTAATCATCATCACCTCCATCAGTGTCCGGATCAAAAATCTGCGTCTCCATAGAATGATCTATGTGCCTGTAGCGCCGCCAAGCTGGTGCGCCATCCACCAGCAGCCAGATCACACAACCCGCCAGCGCAACAGCACCAGCCCCCGGAAACTGGTCTGCATAGTACGGTTGCAACCCGGCTATTGAAGCAGCCAGAATCAAGGCTGTGTACTTGATACGTGGCCGCAAGCTACCCTTGCACAGGTTCAGCCTGCAAATGCAGATCCCGATAATAAAAAAGCACAACAGTGAAGCGCCCAATGCGCTCAGGTAATAAAACTCCATGATTACCTCCCGCCGATCCGGTTGTTGACAGCCCGCTTGATCACATCAACCAGCCATGCACCTACCTGATACCAGTTGTCACCTATCAACCCGATCACCAGCGCCACCGGCACATAAAAGATAGGGGATTCCAGCGATGGGAAAAAACTGGCTGTAATGTCTGATATCGCTACGGTCAACAGCACTGCCGTTAGGGATATCCGGACAAAATAGAAAAAGGCTTTTACCTTGCCTTTAGGTTCTCCGGTGCCAAGCGACCATGCAGCGCCGGTACAAGCTGCCGCAATGATCATGGCATAAGGGCCTATGATGTGAGCCGCAGAGTGCCCAAAAAGAAACGATGCCAAGTAAATAAACAGCTGCATCACGCCATTGTCGTGTTGTGGGTTCATACGCTTGCGCCCATAAAAAACCCGCTCGACTGAGCGGGTTGAGATCAATAAATTCATCTGCCATCCTCCAAACTATGGTAGGCTTGCCGTGCCTGTACAGGTAAGGCGGGCCTTGCCGGATTGCAGCTCATTCTGCATGATGGGGGGCTGGTCAGGTGCTACAACACCTTCCAGTCTCGCCCGTCTTTTTTTACTGCTTAAGAAATTTATCGGAGTAGCGCCCCTGCAAAAAATGAATTTGCGTTTGCACCAATAGAAACACCTGCCGACAACACCACCTGGATAAGGTACAGTGTCAGAATATCGCCTTGCGCAAGTTCTACCAGCCAATTACCTGCAATTGCGCCATAACCATCTGAGCGTACCGCCCCAAAGTTGTATACCGAACCTATGGACGCCCCGTTTTTATACAGCAGAATTTGCGACCAAGGCGCAGAAACAGCTGAGCCGGATGTACCAGCCATTGAGATGGACCCCTTAATGTCATAAATACCTGCAACAGGTGCGGTAAACTGATTGCCAGAGTAACCGCTACCCTTATTGAAACTGATATTCGTCAGCCCTGTGAGCCTGGTCACTGCGTTATAAGGTATTGTCTGGGCAGTTCCCCCCACAGCACAAAACGCTATCTGTGAATTTTTAAGCCCAGCCGCATCAACCCACTTATCTGCAACCCCGTTTTGAATATCGGCGCTGCTGGCTTTTGCTGACACATCGACCTTATCGGTCTGTAGATTCCCAACCACACCAGCCACAGCAAGTAGTGCTTCTTCGTCTGCCTTGCTGTTAACAGTTTCCGCAAAATCTGCAGCGATCTGCACCCTCCCCTGTGCAGAAACCTCCAGCCCGGCACCGGCATTGACCTCCAGTTTTTTACCATCTGCGTCCACCTGCAGCCCCGGCCCGGCCAGTTCTGCAAGGTCAACTGCCACCGCACCATCCTGCATAATCAGGCCGGTGCCCACATTAACTTCCAGCGCCGTGCCGTCAGCATCGGCCTGCAGCCCATCGCCGGCCAGCTCCTCAACGTCAACCGCCACCGCACCGCCCTGCGTGCTTAAACCAATGCCCGGCTTCACTTCCAGCTTGGTCCCTCCAGCATCCACCTGCAACCCAGCACCAGTCAGCCCTGCAATGTCAACCGCCACTGCACCGCCCTGCGTGCTTAAACCAGTGCCCGCTTTCACTTCCAGCTTGGTCCCTGCAGTATCAGCCTGTAGCCCGGCGCCAGCCAGTTCTGCAGGCTTGGCAGCATTGGCCACCTCTGAAATTCTGGTGGCATTTTCCTGCACACGCTGGGTTAAATTGCTGACTGATTCCGCACTGGCCTTGTCATTCAGCCCAGTCTGCAGCGCCTGCAGGCTCTGGTTGGTTTGCTCGCCATCCGCCTTTTCATCCAGCTTTTGTTGCGCCAAATCCCAGTTGCTGTTCTGAATACCCCAGCTTGGCTGATTATTGGTGCCCTGCCCGGAATCAGCCGGTGTGTTCACTATCTTTTCAAACGCAGCCATACATTCTCCTAAAAAAAGCCACCGGCAAAGGCGGCTGTTATCTGTTGTAAATGGTTCCAATCAATGACGAATCGGTACATGTGCATGTCGGGTTGCCAGAGCCGGTCCAGCGGATACGCAACACGTAGGTGCTGGTGCCTACAGGCGGAAAATCCTGGTACGTGAACATACCGGCAAGTACGCGAATCGAATCCCCCACCGAAGCCCCGCCCAGGTTGATGGTGTCAAGCACCACACTGTTTCTCACAATGTCCAGATAGGCTGACATGGCGCTGCTGCCGCCGCTGATCGTAAACGACAGCCCGGCCTGCAACACCAGCCGGGCACCTGACAAGCCGTTATAAATATCGGTTTGCGACCGGAACAACGCACTGGTTGAACCGCTGGAGGTGGTGCCATCTTTCGATGCCACCGATGTGGTCACCGCATTACCCCGTATCTGCAGCGTATCAATGACATTCACGGCATTGATGGTCATGGTTCCATTGGCTGTGAGCGTCATGGCACCACCGCCAAAGTTAATGGCCTGCTGGCTGCCGGTGGCGTTCAGGTCAATAAAGTTGCCGTTATTTGCACTTTGCAGCCTGCCCGACACCAGAATGCCCGCATCATCCGTCAGTTCCGACAAGGCGTTCACCTTGATGTGCTGCGCACTCAGCTGGCCGATAATGGCATCATTGATGAATACTTGCCCGCCCTGCACCACAAACGGCACCACCAGCTGCCCGCTGGATTCATCCAGCACGGCAACGCGCTCTGCCGCCAGCAGTATCTGGCTGGTAATGATGCCTTCGTTGTTTTCAACGCCCACACCAATCCCGGCAAAGTACGGCACACCGTCCAGCGTGTACTGCACCTTGATGTTATACATTGCAGCCAGCTCATTGACCAGCGCACCGACTTCAACCGCAGCACCCTCACCAGCTTCAATCCTTGCCAGCAGTGCCTGTGCCAGTTGTGTTTCGGTAATCTGCCCCTTGATGTATTCCAGAATAGGGCTGGCATCTGCGCTCGAAACGCCCAGCACACCAGCGCCCGCCGGATACACCTGCCCGCTCAAACCATTTCTATCAATCAGCTGCGCCCAAAAGTACAGGCGCTTGCCCGCACCTGAAACCACCATTGTCTGCGTGCGCTGTGGGTAGGAATAATCGCCCCACACCGCAGCGCTGGTAAAGTCATTGCTTTCGCTGTAATAAATACGAGTCCGCTCAATGATGTTGGCACCTTCAGGAAAGCCCCAACTCAGCTCAATACCAAACACCACGCTCTTGGTTGTCAGATGTGTCACTACCGGCGGCTCACCCAGCGTGCCTTCCAATGTTGTCAGCACACTGGGAGTCCACAACGATGCCGAGCCGATGGAGTTGAATGCCCGCACCCGCGCCTCATAATCGCCGGCATAGCTGTCCTCAATCTCGACTGCTGTCACTCCCGTGCGTGGCAGCGTCACCCAATTGCTGTTATTGCGCCGCCATTGCACTTCGTACTGCGTGGCATACAGTGCAGCATCCCATTCAATCAGCACATTGATTTTTTCACTGCCTGCAATAATGGCACTGCGGTTAGACAGCCGCACGTTTTGTGGCGCTGGCTGCACACGTGGCGGCACCACTGAAATAGGTGGCGTTTCAATCCGGGTGCCATAGTCCACCAGATCGTACTTGCCCGGCACATGCTCCACTGCCGATATGTTAAAAGTGTTGTCATCTCCTTCGGTAATTGAAACCACACGAAACAGCTGCGTGGCCAGATCATCCGCCTCAATCGCCCATGCCGCCTCCGGCTCCGGCACCTCACTGAAGGGTGCCGATACGGTAATAGTCGGCACGGTTTCAGGGTAGCCGGTCATGTCCGCAGTAATGGCAGTGCTGTCAGCCGTGAATGCCGTGCTGTCCGCTGTGATCTGCTTGCCCTGCGACAATACCACCGTCCGTGTTTCCACCACACCGCTTGGCAGCGTGACAGATATTTTGTCACCCGGCTTCACCAGCAGCGGGGCATCCAGCTCAATCTGCGTACTGCTGGCACTCTTCACACGCCCGCCCAGCCTGCGCCCGGCCCGTGACTGATCTGCCACTTTGATCACCTTGCCGGGCACAACCTTGAGCATATCCAGCCCGACAGAAAACGCCACTGCATCCGTCTCCAGCCGGTTGGTTTTCAGTTGCCACAGCCCCAGCCGGTGTGCCTGCGCCTGTGATGTGCAGCCAAACGCCGTCAGCTCCACCTTCTGGATACCATAACGGGCAATGCCCTCCTGATCTTCAACCACCTCCACTTTTTGCCGGTTCATGTCAGCCGGGTCACTCCAGCTCACCATCGCTACCGTGTAGCGCGTTTTGCCACGCGTGCCCGAATAGGTAAACCGGCCATCAATCACGTTCGCCTCTGAAAAAATCGGGGCTGATTCCGTGTCCTGCGGCATATCGGCCACTGCCACCGCCGCGCCATGTCCCCAGTAAATAAAGCCACGGAAGATGGACGCCAGATCAGACAACAGCCGGTAGGCATCTGCAGCCACCTGCAGATACGCATTACAGGTAAAGCGTGGCTCGGTGCCGCCCTTGCCATCGGGCACCATCTCATCACAATACTGCCCGATCACATACAGGCTCCACTTGTCTGTATACGCCGGGTCCATCACACGCCCCAGCCCATAACGCCGGTTAATCACCAGATCGTAAAAAACCCACGCCGGGTTGTTGCTGTAAGCCTGTTTAAACGATCCGTCCCAAGTGCCAATGTATTGACGGGTATCCGGGTTATAGTTGCTGGGCACAGCAATGATGCGCCCATAACACTCCACCGCCACTGTGGGCACGCTGCCAAACTGCTCTGCATTCACCTGAATGGCAAGCATCGCAGACATCGGGTACGACAGGTTGGCATCAATCACCTGCGAGTAAGACGTAACATAGCTGGTGTCACTGACCGTTGAGCTATCCACATTCGCCGTCAACCGCCGCACCCGGATCAGCCAGCCGCTTTCCGCCGGTGGCAGCTCCACCCGGTGTGTGCGTGAATAGCTGCTGGTGGCTTTGCCGCTGAAGCTGTTTTCTGCTGCGGTCTGGTATGCGCCGCCATCGGTGGCCACATCAATCGCATAGGCAATATTCCAGCCCCAAATATTGCCAGTGGTCTGGTCAATCCACTGCAGGCCGCCCACACTCAGTGTCAGCCGTACCGCTGACAGCTCGGTATTGTTAAAGTTCTGCACCCAGGGCGTGCTGGAGCGCAGCTCTATGCCCACGCTGGTGGTGGATTCGCTCGCAGGAAAGCCTGCGATAGGTGTCTGGTACGTGGTACCGGCCCGGAAGTCTACCGACACGCCCTGAAAATTCAGCGAACCATCGGCATTTTGCAGCGGGGTACCGTCCAGATAGACCGACTGCAGGCCGTTCACCGGCCCTTTAATTTCCCCCTCGCTCATCAGCATCAGTAGCTTGGCGATGCTGGTACTGCTGAGCGTATCAGGCATCTCCAGTGAGCCAGCAGAGCCGCCACCGCCTTTTTTAGCACCCCGGAATACCCACCCGCCAGAAACAAAAAAGAACCCCACGGGGTTCTTTTTGCCGCGGGCCTTGCTGCGCCTGAACCGCCTGGCCTGCCTTTGATGCCTCTGGTTTACCGTTGTCATGCCTGATCCTCAGAATAAACGCCAGCCGATACCACCGCTGGCCCGATAAATATGCGTCCGTACAAAATCGGCACCGGGTTGCCTTGCGCCGTGGTATTCACCGGCCCGTTGAAGTTATAGCTGGCTTTGTTTGCCGCACTGTCGCTGGTGGCGCTGCCCTTTTGTTGTGGAGACAGCAACTGCGAAATACCCCCCAGCGCCATGGCAGCGCCCACACCGGCAACCGTGGCTGCAATGCCGCCGGCTGCAATACCGGCCACGCCCCACGTCACCACAGATGCCACGACAATCACCGCCCCCAGCAACAGCTGCCCCAGCCCGCCGCGCTTGGCCCCCATGAGCGCAGGCGCTATGCGTATATCATCATCACCCGCCAGCGCATGCAGCTGCTCTTTGAGCGCCCGGCCTTCACCGCAAATATTGGCCTTGCCGACAAAAACGGCATAGCCCACACCCCGCGCCCCGCTGCCCAGCATCTCATCCTGAAACCCCGGCACAATCGCACTGAGCGCTCGTATCGCTTCTGCCGTGCTGGATACGGCCAGCCGGTGCACACGCCCGAATTTGGCTCCCAGCTGACCATACAACCGAATGGTTCTAAGTTTTTGGTTGTTCATAACGTATCCTTGCCAGTGTGTTATCACGCCATTGACCGCCATAAACTTCACGCTGTGACTTGCACCCGTACCGATGATGTATGAATGCACCCGGTATCGGTGGCCAAAGCCGCTGCCCGTCCAGTTCTGACACAGAGCCAATGTACACGCCACCATGATTCGCCACCGCAGAGCGCATCTGAATCAGCAGCACATCGCCAAACTGCAACGGCTCACTATCCTGCAGCTTGTAAAAACCGGCTTTGGTGAAGTTGTCCATGTACAGGTCCTCACCGCGCTCCCAAAAGCCGTCCGTGCGCTCAAAATCCGGCAGCTCGATATGCATGACACGCTTATAAAAATCACGTATCAGTGTGTAACAATCACGCACACCAAACAGAAAATCACGCCCAATCAAAGGCGGTTGCATGCCCGTGGGTTCAATTTTGCGGATTGTGTCTGCCGCACCTTCAGCGCTAACCGCCACGATGTACCACGGCTGGCCCGATTCATCACACATGATGCGGTCTGCCTTGCTTGGTGCATCCGTCTCATCCGGGTGCGAGTGCACCACACCCACCACCATGCCCGCATCTTCAGCCGCCGCATAATCCGCCGGGCTGATGACAAAGTGATCATCATCACTGGCCACGTTCTGGCATGGCCAGTATTTTTCCGATCTGCCCACCATCACCACCAGCCCGCAGCTTTCACGCGGATAACACGCCGCCGCATGGTTGCGAATGGCCTTCACAGTTGCCTTGTTCATATCAATAACCTCTGGTTGTATCGGCACTGGGGAAACTGCCATAACGGGCTGGCTCGTCACCAAACCGCTTTTTGCATACGGACAACCGCCCGCTGCAGCGGTCCTGCACCGGGTCGGTTACCAGGTTGTCATTGATGTCATACATCCGTGAGCCGGTGTACTGGCACTCCTCTCCCCGGTAGCCGTCCTTGGTGAGCCACGCGCACACATTGGCAATGATCTGCCTGCCCGGTAACTGCTGGCCGTCAAAGTCCAGCGCCGTGGTCAGCGCAAACTCTACCGTTTCCTTGTCCTCGGACGTTTTCTGGTCAATGAGCCAGATTTCATCCGGGAAATGCTGCTCCGGATCTGCGCCGGAGTTGCCATCTGGAAAATTGCGGGCATCCAAATACCTGCTGAAAGTTTGGTGCCGTACCAGCTTGGCTCCCACCATATCGTCAAACTGGATGCACAACGCACTGATCACGCCAGTCACCTGATTGCCGCTGGCATCCATGCCGATATTGCCCACCCGCAGCGTGGGGTTGGGCTGCTGGCCCTCGCTGGTTTTTTCAAAGCCGGTGGCCTCCAGCGCCCATGGCTCATACTCTTCACCCTGCCACCAGATACTCTCACCCTGAAGGTGCCCATGAAAGCGCAGCACCGGCCCTTCCAGCGGGGTCAGGTCCAGCTCGTACAGCACAATGCGTGAACCCGGCTCCAGTTTTTGCACGTCATTCGTAATCATGGTTTGAACACCTGTGAAAATGTTGTGGTAAAAGAAACAACCCGGTTGCCGTGGAATGTCCGGTTAATGTCCCCGGCGCGAAAATACAGCAGGTCACCATCCGGGGTTTTCCACTGGAAAGACTGCCAGCCTGCCAGCGCTTTCAGAAACTGGTATGCATCCTCCACACCATTACCGGCAAACTCCAGCGACCATTCCTGCCGCACACTGTTGATGCCATCTCCCGTGGTCTGCTCATAACCGTCACCAAACTGCGCCCGTAAGAACCGGGAGCTATCCTTGCAGGTCGGCTTGTTGACCGGCACCCACCTGAATAAATCAGCCATATCTATCTCCCGTTAACCATTCTCCAAAGCTCACCACCCGGCTTGCGCTCATTGACCAGCACAGTACGTACCTGCTGCGTCACCAACTCACCCAGCCGATTGGCCATGCTGGAATTGCTGTCCGTTGTGGTCTGGCTACTGGCACCGGATTCAGTGATATAAACCTGCGTGGTGATACTGATATCTCCACCAGCGCCACCACCTGTCACCTGCACACCCAGCCTGCCATCAGAACCACGGCGCAACGGCATAATGGCCTCCGGCCCGGCTTCCCCCATCAACCCCAATGCTCCACCCTTGGCAAAGGGAAAGATGGTCGGCTTGCTGACAATGCTGTTGCTGTAGGCACTCAGCGCCGGGGTGTTGAAAACATTACCTTTGGCACTGGCAAACAAGCCTGAAAAAAATCCACTGGACAATCCACTTGCTGCAGAGTTTGATAATGCACCTCCGCCGCCACCACCAAACAGCCCCAAAACACTACTGATTGCGCCACCCAGCAAACCACTGTCGCTGCTGCCATCACCAAACAACCCGGTCAGAGCCTTCTGGTACTGGATGCGTATCAGGTCCTCAATGATTGAATTGGCCAGACTCTTGAAGTCTGCCGCACCAGTCACGGTGAACTCGGTCAGTGCATCTGCCGTGCTGTTGAGCGCGTTTTTCACCACATCGGCAACTGCTTGCATCATGTTCTTGGATTCGCTGGCAAAATCAGCTAGCCCTTCCTTGACACCCAGCGTCCAGTCAGCCTGTTTTGCATCCACAGCAGCGTAATAGTTGCTCAAATCCTCCAGCTGCAATGCCAGCTTCTCATTGAGCAAGCGCCGGGCTTCATCATAGGCAGAAGCATCAAACGGGGTGCCGGCCTTTTCAGCAGCGGCACGCGCCTTGTCTGCAGCCTCGGCCAGATCGTCAAACAGGTCCCGGTACTGTTTATAGACCCCAGCCTGCGCATTGACACGTTCGGTAGCTACAGACCCCAGCCCCATCACACTCAACTGCGACTGGTACTGCTCCAGCATTTGCTGGCGCTTCCCGTCAGACTGTGCCAGCACGGTACTGCTTTTGGTGGCAAACGCCTCCAGCTGCTTGGCTGCTTCCTGCTCCAGCTTCACCTGTTCCTGCCGCAGCTGCAGCGCTTTCTCTGCAGCCACATTGCGCTCCAGCGCCACCCGCAAACCCTGCTCATTGGCCAGCAGGCTTTTCTGGTCAGCTGTCAGAATAGCTCTTCCCCGCAGATCCGCAATCTGCTGTTCAAACCGTACCAGCTCTTTTTCGCTGGCCAGCAGCTTGTCAGTGCCTGCCTGCTGCTGCGCATTAATCTCGGCATAACGCTGTGCCAGCTGGTCCAGCATGCGCTGGCTGGCACTGGATGCAGCGCCACCCCTGCCACCCGAACCCTTGCCGCTGACCACCGGAGTGGCTGTGGGCATTCCAGGCTCAGCAATGTTGACCGTCGGCACAGCTGATATCCCAGGCTTCTCTCCAAAAAGCGCCTCCCGCCTTCTTAAAGCAGTTACAACATCTTCCCGCCGGGACTGAACCCCCATCCGCTCCCGCTCAATTTGGCTCAACGCTATCGTTGCCTGTGCACGCTCCTCCTCCGCACCAGCATCGCTTGATAAGGCCGTCCATAGTCCGGGCTTGCTGTACATCTCATAATGTTCTCTGGCCTGCTGCTCTCTTTGGTCCAAAGCAGCCAGCTCCTTGTCGAAACTGGCCAAATAGTCCAGGTTTAAATCCTGATTTAAATTTAGCACGCGGCCCATGTAGTTGACAAAGTCAGCTACCCCTGTCATCGCAGTGATGGCCGCCTGCGCAATCATGGCCAGCCCACGCGTAAAGGTTGCAAATGTGTCTTTCACCCCCTGATCGCCAAGCTGCTTGGTTAAGTCATCAACAGAACCACGCATGGCCTGCATGCTGCCGGAGTCACCTGTTAACAGGTTGTCAATGGTATGCTGCAGTGCCGTGAGTGATCCACCGAAGGAGTTGCGCGCCGCCTCCCCCGCGCCGCCATAGGAACTTTCCAGCGCATCCAGAATGATCTGCTGCGCTTCAGCCACCTTGCCGGTTCTCTCCAGCTGCTCAATCAGTTTCTTTTGCTCTTCAGTGAACCTGAAGCCCTGTCGGGTCAGTGAAGAAAGGCCCTGACTTGGCACATCCAGCGCCCGCCCGATCTGCTCTGTAGCGCTGGCCAGATCCATACCTTTACGGCTGGCCATGTCAATGGCGGCCTGCAGCGCCTTGGGGTACTGGGTACCCACAATGTTGGTGAACTCTGCCAGATTCGTCTGCGCTCTGGTAATGTCCCCCACACTGAAAATACTTTTGCCAGCGGTTGAGGATAAACTCTCCGCCATCGCATTGAGTTGCTGTTGCGTCCATCCGGCAGCATTGCCAGTGGATTTCAGCACCGCTGCCAGCTGCAACTGTTCCTGCTCTGCCTTTTTGGTTTCGGAAATGAACTTCGCAAACACCGTGCCGGTCAGGTAAGTTGCCGCAGCAGCAGCCACCAGCTTCAGCGCCTTGTGATAATCCAGCGCACTGGATGCGGCTTTCTTGGCCTCCTCCGAACTTGCTGCCAGCTTGTTTTTCAGCTCATCCAGAATGGCAGTCGGGGTATCTTTGAGCGCCGCGTTGTACAGAATCTGCTGCTGCCGGGTCAGGCCGATGGTGTTGGCCTGCTTCAGCAGGCTGTCAACACGCCGCTTTTCTGCTGCATTCAGATTGTTGTACTGCTTTTGGGCCTCCTCAGACAGCCCCCTGATCTGGTTTTTGGCAGCCGTAATGGTGGCATCAAAATTGTGTGTGTCAACTGCAAAGTCAACACGTGCAGAACCAAGAGATTCACTCATACCTTAACCCACCATAAAAAAGGGGCTACTTCTCAAAAGTAGCCCCAAGCCCCAGCCACATCATGGCAATATCAACGGCAACTGCAACCTGTCACTGCTTGTAGATTTCACTCAATGCCGAGTGCTCCATCACACGCAGGCACTCAAACATCTCGTCAAAATCCTCACCCTTGTGCCCGGCCCGCTCCAGCTCGTAATACACCACGTTGTAATCCAGCCCCGTGGGACCCGCTGCACCGACACGCCACTGTGTTGCCAGCCTGCAAAACATCTGCACAACGGGCCAATGATCCGGCCACAATTCAATTTCCACTGGCGGAAAATCGCTGCGCTTCACACCAAGCTTTGCCAGCTCAGCATCGCTCGGTGTTTTTTCATATAGCGCACGCGCCGCCGCTGTCAGTTTCCCCGCTTGGCTCCTATCAGCGCATCCAGATAGGCCACGTAGATTGCTGTGTTTGCTCCCACGTATTGATCCAGCAAAATATCAAAATTTTTCCGGTTAAACTCAGCGTCTGCTTCCCACGAGTCAATCAGTCCAAACAGCAAGCCTGCTTCATCCTTCTGTCCTTTTGCCTGATCTTCCTCCTGAGATGCTTGCTGCATCGCACCAACAAACTCATTCAGAGCCTTCCTTCCTTTGTGCTTGAACACCACCGGCAATTCCTGCGCTTCACTCCCTGGCACAGGGATACTGACAACGGCAGGAAATGTTGGGGCTGCATTGATTTTGAACATGTTTTAAATCCTTTTTTTGAATACAAAAATGCGCCACTGGCAAAGCGGCGCATACCACAAAACAGACAATCAGTAGCGAGTCACTTCACCAATCAGTGAATAGGTTGCTCTCACTTTCATGTTTTCATTAAGTACCAGAGACGGATCACCATCAATAGATGGATACACGTAATACAGCAGCTGCACCTTGTTTGGCAAAACACCACGCAGTACAACCGGCTCTTTTCTCTGATCCGCTGCCACCAGCGCTTGATACCATGCCGCCTCAGCGTCATAGTCATAAGTGGCATTAATGGCCTTGGCGTTTTTATAGGTAGGACGTTGCCGCTGTCTGCTGTTGCGGTCCTCCAGATACTGCCACTGGTAAAACTGCTGCTCACCGCCCGATGTACTGATCTCAGTGGTTTGTGCCAACTGCTGCCAAGCAGTCACAACAACCAGACTGCCCTCACTCCCGCCGGGCACAAAGATATCTTCATCGGTAGTATCAAACCCCTCCATCTCCACACTGTCTGGTGTAACGTTGGCCGCACGTGCAATGCGCTCATTGAGTGCTGCCCATTCAGACTTCACGATCATGATGCTGCCATCTTCAATGACGCCACCTGAAATGGTTGCCACTGTAGGCTTGGCATTGGAATACGCGGACACTGCCACCGCAGCTGCGTAGGCAGTAGAGATGGAGAAAATCGTACCGTTTGGAAATAAGCTCGACATTTTTCTTTCCTCTTCAAAAATAAAAAAAGCCACCAAACGGCAGCTACTGACTAAAATTAAATCCCTGACGTTAAGGGTCCGGGTACCACACACCAAAATCCTGCCGGGTTTCGTACATCTTCAACACCTCGATGTACCCCGTCTGAAAAGCGCCATAAGCCTCAACCGTGTTAAACACGCCGCCTTCAATCATGCGCCGCTCCACCTGCCGGGCCAGATCGTTGGCCAGCAAGCGGGCGTTTGCCACACAACTGATCTGGATGCGGGCATGCTTATGGTTTGGCAGCTTGTTTTCCATATAGGCATAAGACCGGCCACCGAGCTGCTCCCACACAATCAGCGGAAACACGGGAACATCCGGAGTCACATCTGCATACACCCGGCCAGCCACCAGATCACTCAGCAGATTAAACAAATTGCTTTCATAACCCATCATCACCCTTTCACCAGTTCCGCCCAGCGCTCACGCATGCGGGCTATCGCTGCATCACGTGCTTTTTGCAACCTCGCTTCATACGCCGCACGCAGGAACGATTTGCCGGGTATGCGCCGGATACGCCTTCCCTTAACCACCAGCCAGTGCGGAAACTCCACTAGGTGACCGTGAGGTGCTTTCCGTGAATTCCACGAAACCGAATAGGTTTTAAGCCGCTTGCTGCTGCGCTTTTCGGAATAAGCCACATAAATGGAATCTTTCAGCTGACCCGGCTTGGCGTTTTTGTTGACACGCTGGCCCGGCTTGGGGGCATACACCGGCGCTCTGATACGCGCCTCATCACGTATCACCTGTGCACCGGCCAGCGCCCCCGATCTGGCCACCGCTTCTGCCACTTCACCCTGCAGCTTTTCCAGTCCCTTTTCGATTTCTGAAAAATCAAAATTAAAACGGAAGGCATCAACCATGGCTCCACCTCATCTCATGAGCCGGTACAAAGCCGCATGCGACTCGACCTCTGCATTGGAATACATGTCTTTACCAGACAGCACTTCCGGATTTTGAATCAGGTCTGTAACAATGACCTTTAGCGCCGCCTTCACTCCATCTGGCACCGTAGCGCCGCTCCAGCCGCACGCATATGTCACACTGACCGGCCCGCCACCTTCCACAGTCAAAATCCGACCGTCCGTAAAATATGCCTCAGTTGCAGTGCCTGCAGCTGTCACAGATAAAATTGCTGTCGGGTCATGTGGCAACACAACACTGCCAGTCCACTGGCCATACGTAACCTTTAAAACCCGCGCTCCGATAAGCCTGCTCAGGCTAACTTCCAGCACCTCCTGAGCGCAACGAATCAGCGCCGTTACGTCCTCGTCGCTCATATCAGCTGCAGCAATATCTGCAGGTTGAAGCACAAGCGCCGGACGTTCGACCCACTCCACACTCACATCAGCCATTACTGCCGCCCTCCTCACAAATCAGATCAATGTAATCACGGTTTGCATAATCCACATCAATCCGTGTGATATCAAAAACGCGCCCGCTGTACACCACACGCATGCCGACATGGATACTCAAACCAGCAGCGCCATAACGTATACGCCAGCTGTTGCCTGTGATGGATGTCATGACATTGCCGCTCAACCCGGCCCGGCCACTAAGTGGCTTATGCCATGACCACACTTTAAAAACAGGCAGCCAGTCATCCGGCAATTCCTGCCCGGCACCATCCTTGAGTCCAGACTTCTTCTGAATCTCGATGTATCTGTTAAGAGTACCTGCACGCATTTCAAACTCCCGGCACAATCCTGTGTGGCCTTAGCAATGCCCTTGCCCCAAACTTCAACTCCGCAACAATAGTGCCTGTTACGTTCTCTTCCCGGTTCTCGTTAAGATGTCCGGCAATCAAGAGAATTGCACCAAAAATTGCAGGATTGATAACCATGGGATTTTCACCAGCACTGCCATCGGCAATAGCAGCCTCCATTTCTGCCTCGGTTGCATACACCCGCCGATTCAGATAATCCTGCGCCGCCTGTTCAGCCGCGTCTTTGTATATTTCCAGCAGGGAGTCATCCGGGTCATCGGCACGGCAATGCTTGCGAATTGTTTCAATGTCAACGAGTGCCATTATTTTTTCCCGCCACGCTTAGGCTTTGCTGACTGCTCCAACTGCTCAGGCTGCTCAGGCTGCTCAGGCTGCTCAGGCTGCTCAGGCTGCTCAGGCTGCTCAGGCTGCTCAGGCTGAGAGTTGGTTAATTCCAGCACGCCAAGTTTCCCTGCAGCTCCTGCCAGTTCCGCCGGGCAATCGTCACCGGGTTTAAAATCTGTCGGGTAAATGTCCCCCTTCTTTACCCCTTTAAATGGCTTTGAAAATTTCATATTCACTCCAGCTTGGTTGATGAAAAAGGGGACCACAAAGCCCCCTCAATCAGTTACTCAGCGATTTTCAGCGCCCGCATTGGCTGAGGATTGAGTAACCCGCCACCCACACGCTTGGTGATATAAAACATCACATAAGGTTTGTTGGTATAAGGATCACGCAACATACGAATACCGATCCGGTCAATTACCAGATAGGAACGCTTAAAGTCACCAAACAGAATAGGCACTGCATCTGCTGCTACATCCGGCATATCAGGAAACTCTGCTGTAGGAAACCCCGCCAGCGTAGAAGGTTGGTCTGCAATGTACGAAGGCTGCCACAAGTAGTTACCCTGTCCGTCCTTCAGCTTGCGAACTTTACCCACTGTTTTACGATTCAACCCAAAATATGCACCACCGGTATAGGGTGATGGCAGGTCATAAATCAGGTCTAAAACTGAATCACCAGTGATATCGTTTGCAGCTCCCGATGTCTTAACCTTGATAGCACCAAACGGGTGTTTTGCTGCATTAGCTCCACCCGTTACATAAGTCAGAATACCGAATGGTTTCTTGTTGCCATCACCAGAAATAAATGCCGCACCCTCCTGCAGAGAGAACTCAGATTGAACCTCATCTGCAATATAGGTTTCGAGGTTAATTTCTGCATCATCCAGAATTTGCTGAGTAGCCGCTACGTTCGCATAAATTTCACCGCTGCCAAATTCCAATGATTTAAACTTTGGTCCTGGAGTCTCTGGCCGCTCATCAGTTTCCCCAACCCAACCAGAAGCCGTACCACCAACATTAAATAGTTTGCTAAAACCTGCCTTAGATGTGCTTATCACTGTAGCGTATTGGCGCATTGGTGACACTTCTGAAAGTTTGCTGGTAATCGTTCGATCCCACTCAATAGGTGTTAAAAAACCGCCTTCTTCAGCGGTTCCTTTATTCAATGCAGCCTGCACATCTCCCGTTCGTAGGTGCGCTGCAAAAGCAGTAGAATATTCCTTATCCTTTACAGGACTGCCAACACCCATCATTTGAGCGGCAGCCATACGCTTGTTAATATCATCAACAGCCTGCTGGTGTTTATCCAGTTCAGCATTGATTTTTTCCAGCTTGGCCTGATCATCCGTGCCAGAAAGTCCAGCTCTTAAAGACTTGATTTCTTCTTCATGAGCCGATTTAAAGTCCGAGAATGCTTTCTGCAAAGCCGTGATTGCTTCTTTGGTTTCAGCAAAACCCGGTGCACCTGCATCAGCACGTACCGAAATAATGCCGCGCTTGACATTCTGTGTCATATCAATTTCCTTTCATAGTCGTTTCGAGTTGTCGCAGCATGGCTGCAAGTTGTTTGTCAGCGCCCGGCATGACATCGGCAGCAGCGCTCGGCTTGCTACCGTTAAATAAGCCTGCCAGCAGTTCCCTGCGTGCAGAACGTGAATAACCCGCCTGTGCGAGTGCAGCCTCAACAGCTGCCAGTGGTTTTCGAGAAGCACTGCTTTGCACTCCCGTTGCTATCAGGCTGCCTTCCAAGTAGCCTGTTGCAAACCCGTCATTAACAGCAGCCTCAGCATTCAGCCATGTCTCCTTGTCCATCATCTCCGCCGCATCCGGTTTTGATATGCCAGCTCGCGCCGCATAGACACTCGCCATGGCAGCGTCAATCGGCTCAAGATGGTCCGCCGCTTCCCGCATATCATGGCGATTACCAATGGCAACTGCCCATGCGTTATGGATCATCAGAAATGCACCATCCCCCATCAGGATGTCATCACCTGCCATGGCAATGACAGATGCGGCAGATGCAGCCAAACCAAGCACCTGAACAGTGACCTTAGCCTTATGGTTTCTCAGCAGGTTATAAATAGTTACCCCTTCAAAGAAGTTACCGCCCGGACTGTTGATATTGACAACCACATCCTTGTCACCGATGGCACGTAAGGCTGCCGCTATGCGCTTGGCCGTTACCCCTTCACCTGTCCAATAGTCGTACCCAATAGGTTCATAGATTGTTATGGTGTTATCGTCTTCTGCAGCTGCTCGTACATCAGGCTGCCAGCGTTGCATTGCATCAGAGCGCAGGTCAAAGTCTGCAGACTTCAAGCTAAAGTCTGCTCTAATTTCCGGCAGTGTTTGATTCAGGCTCATTTGTGTTTCCTTTTTGTGTCATCTGGTTACGCAGTTGGTTCGCCATCGGGTCATCTGACACAGGCAAATCTGATATTTCCCTGACTTCGTTCTGTGTCATCCATGGTGCCTGACCACCCGCGCCCAGCGCTTTGGCAAAGAAGTTTGCTTGATCATTCAGCGTACCCCTAAGCAAAGCGCCCTCATTAAATTTGTACTGATACTGCTCTATCTGCTCATCAGGCAACAGCACTCTGGCCAGTGCCTGCTCCCATGAAACAAACCAAGGAGCCAGTGTGTACTGCACGTAGAAGATTGCCAGCTGCTCAATGCCGCTGCCCCATGATGTATCGTCCATCATCAACAATGGCCTTGGCACTCCGAACAGCCGGGCTATCTCTTCAATCTGGTGATTGCGGTTTTCGATCTGCTGGGCATCTGCTGCGGTTGTCGTGAACTTGTTGGCTTTCGCCCCTTCCTCCAGCAAAAACCACTTCCCAGCGTTTTCAGCGCCGGTATAGCCCGTATTCACAGACTCTTTCATTCTCTGATAAGCAGGCTCTGATAATGCATTCTCAACTTCAATAGCACCACCAGCCATCACACCCGTTTTAAACACCCGCCCAGCAGCTTGCTCTGCCAGCTTTGCTAGTTCCAACGCACCGCTGCCAAGATTCAACCGTGATATGCCCTTGATGCCATCCAGTGAAATATCCTTTAAATGAAATACCTCACGAGAAGGCAACACGACCAGCTGCCCGTTATCATTGGTGTATTCATACACCATCTGAAAACTATCATTCAGTTTTGGCTCAACAGACAAAGGGTCCAGAGGTATCAATGAAATGGGCCTGCCCATTGACCAAATCACTCGCGCATAAGCATTTCCAAAGATCAAGGCCCGAAGCTGCATCAGGCTTTTAAACTCCATGGGAGTCAGCCAGTCATTAGGTTTTCGCTTCAACAGCTTATAACCCATGTGTTCAGTAGCCAGTTTTTTATCTGCACCCGTATGGTAAAGATTCAGTGGCAACATGCCTAAACCATTACTGATGAGCATGACACATCTGAGTGTGGCCATGTTCCTCAAATACCGCGAACCCGCGCCGCCTGATAACGTGCCGGATCTGACAAACTCCAGAAAAGCGGGGTCATCAAAGCAACTGAATTCAATACCTGTGGCCTGTGCGTGCGGACGCAATCCGGCCTCTCCAGTTGCCTTTTGCCGCCGGAAATAATCAAAAAAGCCCATATTGTGTCCTTACAAAAAGCGCACGCCCCGTTCTTCATAGACCGATTGCTTGGGTCCATTTATCATTGCCCGGCCTAAAGCCATCAGCATGGCAATCACGCCATCTATCTTGTTCTCTGGCCGGTCCTTCACCGGCTGCCGCAAGCCATTAAACTTGCTTTCTTTAACAACCAGATTACTGACCATCCAGCTCATCACTGGGTTGCCATCGAACCTGAAATTACCTTCCAGCACCAGATTGCTCACCTGCAATAGTGGCTGGGTAAAAAACAATGCCCGCTGCTGAATCTCCACCAGCGGCAAGCCTGCATCAATAAGCGTGCGTGCAAAATACATAGATAGCGCCGGGTCGTATGCAATTTCCTGCACGTCAAACATTTCACAGTATTTTTTAAGATCATTTCCGATCACATCAAAATCCGTGATATTGCCATCCGTCACAACCACAAAGCCCTGCTTACTCCAGCCGTCCAGATGGGCATTGGCGCTTTCAGTGATTGCCAGTTCATTCAGGTATAGCCTGCTGAACACATACCAGATACCCTCTCTTTTAAAAACCAGCGACAGCGCCGCAAAGTCTTTCTTCTCAGCCAAATCCATACCGATCCAGCACGGCTCACCGATAAAATCGTCAAGCGACAACGATGCATCTGCACACTTATGCCATGCCTGCATGTCCATCCAAGCGCTACCGCTGTTGACCCATACATTCAGATGCTTGGTTAAAAAATTGTTTAAGGCACTTGGCGATACCTTGGCCTTAGCAGCCGCTGCAGCCATGTATTCAGGCATGACCGAAACGCCGTAATTCGGGTTTGCTTTGCGCCAGCTTTCCTCATCAAACCAATCGTCACCCTCATCAATCGTGTAGATAATCCCAAACAAGCGGTCATCACGCACAACCCCTTCCAGCATCTTGATCACATGTGCCCGGCGCTCGTAGCAAATCCCACTCAGGTCAGTGCCTGCCGTGGTGATGCACAACAAAAGCGACTGCTCACGTGCACCCCGTGCCGTATCAACAACCTCATAAACCTTGCGGCTCCTGTGCGCATGCAGCTCATCCAGAACGGCACAATGAATATTCAACCCATCCAGCGTGCTGTCATCAGAGGCCAATGGTTCATACTTGCTGTATGTGCTTGGCACTGACAGGCTGTTTTTGAAAATCTGCACACCAAGGAACAATTGCAAGTCAGGCGACTTTTCCGCCATGGCCTTGGAGTCATCAAACACGATTCTGGCCTGCTCACGCTTGGTGGCCAGACTGTACACATCAGCGCCTGGCTCACCATCAGCAGTCAGCATATACAAGGCAACGCCACTAGATTTAGTTGACTTGGCATTTTTGCGCGGCAGTTCTTCATACGATTCTGAAAACCTGCGCAGCCCGGTTTCACAATGCACCCAGCCAAATACAGTGGTCAGCATAAAGCACTGCCATGGTTCCAGCACAATCAACTGGTTATCCCGCGCCCATTGCCCTTTGATATGAGGCAACAACTCAATAAATTTACAAATCCGTTCAGCGCGATTCCTGTCAAATACCCATGGCCAGTCTGCAGACACTTCGCGCTGCAGATCATCCAGCTGACGCTGACAGGCTAGACGCACCCATTTGCACGCAAGTATGGCTCCGCTGGTCACATCTTTTGCATACTGCAAAGCCAAACCAACGTAGTCTTTTTCCATATCAACCTGCAAATTGTCCGAAACCCTTTTGCTCCATACCCGGCAACGATTGCTGCAGCTGGCTGGAGGGTTGCACCCGCGCTCGTGTTGCTGGCGATAATCCAAAATGCCCCAGCAGCCTGTTCACGTCATCACGACTGCGACCAATCAACTGAACCAACACAGACTGCTGTTTGTAGCCGCTCGAAGTTGTCATGGTGCTGACACGCTCCATAGCAACATCCATATCTACGCCTTCTTTTTTCGCAATCGCCTTTACTTTTTTGATGTATGCCGTTTCATAGTTAGCCCACTGGCCATAGGCACTGCAGTACATCGCCAAAGCTGTCCTGTCCATTTGAGAAATTAAACCCAGCTCACACAGAATAGGTGTGATACGTTTCCACTCCTTGAGCGCCTCACCTTCCAGAAACTTTGGTGGGCTTGGAATTTCAACCTTGGGATTGACACCATCCGCTAAATTGATAGGTCGCCTCCCCGGATTCCCTTCAATCAGCTTTAAAACACCCGGCTTGGGTAATGGTCCCGGTTTCATTTGTACCTCCTTACTGAGGGCATCTCCTAAACCACCCCCCCTCCTAACTTGCGCACACAAAAATTAGACCAGGCGGTCGGTCCGGAACGAAAGGCTCCGAACTTTTACCGCCCCCCCACCCGGCAAGCAGCATTCAACCCCGGAGGCACTCACACCTCCGGGGGTCAACACTATATGCCCATACAGGGCTTCTCTTCGGGTTAAATGCTTTTCACAGCTCGACCAAAGCCACCATCCTCTGTGGCGGTCTTGCGGTCATGGCAACACTTGCACAAGCCTTGCCAGTTGCCACTGTCCCAAAACAACTCCATGTTGCCCTTGTGCGGTATGATGTGGTCCACCACCGCTGACGCTGTGTATTCACCACGTTTAAGACAAGAACGGCACAGCGCGTTTTCCGGCTCAGCCAGAAATGCCTTGCTTGCCTTCTCCCATGCCCACGTGTAACCACGCTTGCGGGCACTGCCACGATAACGCTCAAACTGTTTACGCTCTGCACGCTTGTGCTGTTCGCACCGGCTGCTGCCATCGCGCACCAGCACTCCGCAACCCGGATAGGTACAAGGTTTAGGTGCTGCTGTCGGCATGGTGAACGCTCCAAACAAAAAAGCCAGCACCCTCATGGATACCGGCTTACTTTCACTGTTGACGCAAAAACGCCAAGCGTACCTAAATGTAACACAAATGCGAAAAGTGTAAAACTCTTTTTGCATTCCCGATCACGCTTCATGGTCTTGCCCCACTCACCCGCAGCATATTCAGTCGGCGCAATTCATCACGCTTTTGCTGCTCGTCATCCAGCCAGCGCTTCAGCAGCCGGTGCGCCCGTTCCACCCGCAGCTGTATCGCCCTGACTGTGCACCCCAGCTCCCGCTGTTGCCGTTTTGTATCGTACTCCCACACATACACCACCTTGAGTGTCAGTTGCAGCCCTGCCTCCAGCGCCCTGATAGCCCGGTCCGTCTCCTCAGCCTCTACTGATAGCACTGGTATCTTAATGTCGCGCTCAGCCGTGCCCGCTGGTTCATCTGTATAGCGCATGGCAGCATAACCAAGGGTTGACCCACTCACCCCTGCACACCACCGGGCCCAATTGCGCAGCCTGCGCTCCATATCCTCATCACGTGCCATGGTTGACTCCATCCGGTTCACGCATATAAATGGCACACATACCATTTGCCAGCCGCTGCAGCATAAATGCCCGCATCTGCTCATCCCGGCCATCAATCGTGCCCACTGCCACCGCGCCTTCACGTGCAAAGAACCAGCCCGGCTCACCTTCAATCACGCCCTTACGCCAGCACAAATCCACATGGGCATTGCCATACGCTTTCCGCCGCTCTGCTATCTTCTGAGCAACACCGGGCATCATCACCGGCAACCAACTCCACTTACCTGCCTTTTTATTCCTGTCCATGTGTCCATCACTCCTGTATATAGAATTAAAAAACACACCCGCTCACCCGCGCACACGCAAGCGCACACACCTGCGCCCGCCCGCCTTTGTTATGGGCACCTCGGACAATCGCTCTGTTTGGCGCGTGAGTCTCCCCCTTACAGCAGATTTTCAATTGCTGCATTTTTCACAGCATTTCAAAATCTCCTGCAAACCCCACGGACACGTGGACACACGGACAAACGCCAGCAGAGCAACCATCCGGGGCCAGGTGCCCGGAACACCGCCGCCGCTACATCACCGCCACCACGTCAGCTGCATGGTAGCCTTTGAACTTTTCCGCGCCGCCGCACGTTCGCTGTTCAAAATGGGCACGCATCATCTGTGTCCTCGTTGCCATTGCCCTGCGTAGGGCTGTTGCTTTCATCGGGCCGGTGATACATCCGCTTCCTGCCCGGTCCGCTATCGCGCTTCTCCTCCCAGCCCAGCCTGCGCAATGCCGCTGCTGCCTGTTTCTCGTGAAAGCGCCCCGGTGTCAGCCGGTCAATAGATATGCCAATCCTTGCCAGCAAGTCCACCAGCGTTATCTTGTCTACTCCCCGGCCTTCCACTGCTGATGCTGAAAAATCATCCTTAGCCGGGCACAGGAAGCTGATAATCTTCGACTCAATCGGGTTATCAATCATTCGGTCATTCTGCTGTGGCTCAAACAGCCGGTTCTGTTCCTCCAGTGTCGGGAACATCCGCCGCCCAGCCCGCCACCTCTCAACCCCCTCGGCAAACAACTGGTCCCGCACCTCTTTCAGCCACTCAAGATCCACCACCCGTGAAACCTGTACTGGCCAAAAGCGCCGGTTACCTGTCGGGTCCGTCAGATAGTTCCGCTCATTGGTCGTACCGCCAAACACAACCTGTCGGGGGTATTCTTGCGCCCGCCGTGCATAGCTGGCTCTGAAATAGTCGCTGCTGCTGGCCGTATACTGCTTAATCTTGGTAATATCCGCCTTGCCAAAAGCATCCAGCTCCGCAAACTCGTACAACCAGCGCCCCTGTAGCTGCTGCAGGCTATCCTTATCGCCAAGGTTCAACCCCGTGTCCGCAAACCACTCACCGCCCAGCGTCTTGAACAGAGTTGACTTCAACCGCGCCTGTTTGCCCTCCAAAATCAACATGTAATCAAACTTGCACCCCGGCTCCATCACCCGCGCACACATGCCCTGTATAAACCACGTGCCAGCACGCATCAGGTACTGCTGCAGCGGGTCTGTATCATCAAACCGGGTGTCATCATGCCCGCCCTCAAAACAGCAGCGCCGCAGCCACTTGTGCAGTCGCTTCTCACCATCCCATTGCAGGCTTTGCAGGTATTCGCGCACCGGGTGGTACTTGTAACGGTCTGCCAGAATCATCACCGCCTCTTCCAGCGTGCCTCGCGGCATGCTTGGCAGCCCATGCTCCCACACCAGCCACTCACCCATGCGCAGCTCGTCCACCTCTTCCCAGCGCCCGGCCTTGGTGCCCCATGGCGTATCCCGCAGCTTCACCACGTCATTGCTAAATTCGTTTTTACCAATCACGCCCTTGGCTTCTTCAATGCCCGGCACACCCCGCTCAGGCCAGCCGTCCATCGCCATCACCACGTTTTCACGCGCCGGTTTTACAGCGCCCACCGCCGTGCGTATCAGGTAGCTTTTCCACAACCACTTGGGGTCATCAGCGCCACCGCCGCCACCTCCATTACCACCTTGGCCAGCGCCAGCCCCACCGTGGGGTACATCGCCTCCTGAACCATTCCCACCACCGCCCCCGATAATCCCGACCTTGGCGCGCACCCCCTCATCTGGCGGCACAAACGGCTGTGCTTCATTCAGATAGCGTTTGATCTTCTCAATGCTCCACGCTGCCTCACCCGGCACCCCAGCCAGCGCATCCGCAATATCCCAGCCATCCGGCAACTCATACCCCGGCTGGCTTGGGTCAGCCATGCGCACCATGCGCACCTTGCAGCCAAACTCAGCGATTAAATGGCTGGCAAGTGCTGCCATTGCCTTGTATCCCGGCTGTTTGTGCAGCGGCATGAATGGCTTGCTCTTCGGGTCCACACCCGCCTTGCGCTCTGCCGGGGTCAGCTTAAACCGTTTGCAATCCGCATCCGGCCACATCACCACCTCGCGCCCGGCCAGCCAGCTCCAGCGGGCCTTGTTAAATGCATTGCTGCCACCCGGCCAGCTCACAAAGTCATACAGCGCCCGCAGCTCATCCACCTCATGCGGGTTTTTGGCACACTTCTCACCCTCGACCATCGCCACCGGCTTGTCCGCAGACACATCAGACAACTCACCCGCCGGCACATACAACGGCCTTGGCTCCTCCCACTGCTTCCAGTGCCACTTCTGCGTGCCCCGGCCATCGCTCGTATCCACGCACCATGTAAACGGCAAAATCTCCTTGCTCTGCCTGCCATCACTGTGTGTCACGTCAAACCGGCACACATAGCCGTAAAACTGGCCACCAAACCAATACTCCCAAATTACCGATGCACTGTCATGCTGCCAGTGCTTAAAACTCAGTGGCTTGGGAGTACCCTCTGGCACCGGCGCTATCGCCTGCCACACGCTTTTGCGCTTTTCACCGGGACTTCCGGCATTCCCTGCAGGCTCCCCAGCTGGTGGCGCATCCATCCATGGCGGCACATCGTCATCATTCGCTCCATTCGCTGGCCTGCTGCCCCCACCATCACTTCCACCACCCTTGCGCTCAATCCCAAGCACATGCTCCAGCCCCAAATCAACTGCCAGCTCATGAGCCGCCTTACCCATCCCCAGCCCATGAATGCCAGCATACAAACTGATCAAATCCAACCCTGTCTCGCCTGTTGCAAAATCCTTCCATACACCCTTAACCAGATTCACCTTGCAACTGTGCCCCTTCCCGCCGGACAGAGAGGCACACACATATTCTTTACCCTCCTTCACACCATCCGGCAACCACAGCGGCACCAGCGTATCAGCCTGCTTCAGCAGCTCATCTGCGAGTGCTGAAAAATTAAAAGGTTTATCGTTGCCCATTTAAATCCGTTTAATAAAATCTAGGTGGGTTCCTGCAGTCATCGGTAAAATAATCATGGCAAAACTTTCACCAACAAAAGAGGAACCCGTAAACATGGACGAAAAACTAATGCAACCTGCTGCAATCATCACATCCACACTTTTGCAACAGCGCACCATTCGAGACTACAACTTTGACAAACAACCTGATTTGGCCGCAGCTATTTTTATTCAGGCATATTCCGCTTTGGAACATGAGATTAAAAAATACGAACATGTCGTTAAATCAGGAACTTCTGCCGATTACCTTGAGGAACTCATGAAACAAATCCTGCGAGGCGAAATAGAGCCATAAGGATCTCCAAAGTCAACACCTACAAACACCACCCGGCATGATTCCACATCAGGCCGGTGATACACCCTCGGCCTGCCCGCCTCTTCACTGCGCCTTTCAATCCACCCAAACCGGCGCAAAACAGAGGCCGCTGCCTTTTCATGAAACCTGCCCAGTGTCAGGCGTTCTGCTGGCACGCCAACTGCTGCCAGCAATGCCACCAGAGTGATAGTTTTCACCTCTGCCCCATCTCCATGGCCGGATGGCGGATACAAATACGCAATCATCTTTCTCTCAAGCCCATCAGTTACAACATGCACCATATTCATCACATAACCTCCTGAAAAATCAAAACACCAAACTCAACTGCCGCACCTCAACCGCAGGCACATACACATGCAGGGGCTTTGCAGCCCCTTCCGTGCGCTTACGCGCAACCACCAGCAACTCACCCCTACGGGCCATGTTTTTAACGCTCTGCTGTGCCGCCGCACGGCTCACGCACGCATGCTGCGCAAGGTCTATGTATGTGCCGCCGCCACCTTTGGCCAGCACACGCGCCGCCGCCATCAGAGCCACACTCACATCACCTGCCGGACGCACGCCTATCTCCTATCGGTGAAGGAGCCGACTCAATTTCCGGGATCAGCTTTTCATGGATGTAGCTTTTAACCGCATAAAACATCACGAAAAAACCAGAGATAAAGCCTGCACCAAACACCAAAACCAACCATAACCAGCTCATCACAGCACCTCACTTGAAAAATTTAGGATGATTCAGCCGGGCCACCTCAGCCACAGCATCAATCATCTTTAAGCGCTGAAACTCATTTACACCGCGCTGCATTTTTGCGGCCTGCATCAAATCCTGCTGCACATGTACCGGCAGCAGGGTATGCCGCCAATAATCCGCAAACTTGGCCCGGCGCTCCTCAGCTTTGCGGGCACGCTCCGCCTTATCCATTGGTTTAACAATAAAAGTATCAGCATCACAATTGCTCATGACTACCTCCCAAAACCCTGATAATCTCCACCGCCGCAAGCCTTGAAATGAACACCTCCTGCTTGCCGCACAAATCACTCACTTGCAGGGATGTACTCAGGTACGCCGCCAAAACATGTGGGTAGCCATCCTCCAGCACCCCCTTGCTGTTGTGCACCAGCGGCATCACCGGCTCACCAGCCGCAACACCTGCCGGGGCTGGCTGCTGCACGGTGTCGCTTGGCACCACATCCTTCATTTTGCGCCGCCGCGTAACGGTTTTCTCCTGCGCATCAACCTCAGTCTCAGCCTGTTCAATATCCTCATCACCCAACTCATCAGCCCCACACACGCTATCGGCCTCCTGCTTTTGCACAAGGGCCGGAAACGGTTTAAACGGCCATGGTGTACGTTTATCCATGTTCACGCTGCCATCCTTTCTGCCAACAAATCAAAGTCAGCCTCATCTCCAAAATGCTGCCCTGCGCGGGCTGCCACCATATTGGCCTGCAATTCTTCAGTCACCGTCAACCGGCTCTGCGCTGCCAGCCACTGCGTAATCACCGTGTTACCGACAATCACCTCAAACCGCCCAATACACTCTGCGGGCATGCTGCGCCGGGTTCGTGCATCATCCTTGTTAAACCAGTCACTCACATGCTGGTAAGTAAACCCGCCCATTTCAGCCACCGTGCGCAATGTCCGCTTCACCCGTGCCAGCTTCAAAGCCACCCGGCATGCCTGCCGGTATGACCTGATAAACGCAATCACCTGCGTAGGCACCGCCATCGGTGGCTCCACCACACCAAAAAACTGAAACTCTCTTTGCTGTCCCATCGTGCTGCCTCACAATAGATAAAAACAATTGCCTCACCAGTTGAATCACCAGTTGCGGCTAGGCAAAAATAAAAACATGTTCAACACCTCACATGCCCTTTTGGATGTGCCCGCCAGCGCCGCTGTAGGAGGCAGCCTGCAGCAACGCTGCTGCATGCAGACACATCAAAAAAAAGCACCCACCGCCGCAAAGTGGCGGGGGTTCACAGTCACGACTAAAATCAAGGTACGAATTCAATTTATTCATGAAAGGAACCCCCATGATTGGGCATATCCGCTTCACTTGCAGCGTCTCCAACAGTATTGATGTTGACAAAATCCCCATAAAACTCACATGCGCTGCATGCAGCAATGAATTCCAGCAACCCTTCGGCAGGCTCAAGGACGGTGCCCCAGTCAATTGCCCTGGATGTGATAAACAAGTCCCAGTTGACCTCCCCGCCCTCAAAGCAGCGGTTGAAAAAGTCATTGACCAATTCAGAACTGGAATTGCCTCCCTGGAGGACGAAGCGAAGAAGTTCAACGAGCTTTAAAGCGGCTGGTATAAATTCCACTGAAACCAATATTTGATACTTTTTATCCATCACGCCACCTTCCGTTCATCAATCGCACCCGCCGCCGCAAAGTGGCGGGGGTTCACAGTCACGATTAAAATGGTTTTGCGAACCAACATTTCACTCATGAAAGGAACCCCCATGACAATCAACGTCGACGCCCTCACCTATGAACTCGCCTGCCCCATTTGCGGACAAAAAATCCAGCAGACGATCGGTTGGTTCAAAACAAACTCTCCCATCGAGTGTCCGGGCTGCCACAAGCCCATCACCATTGGTACCGATCAACTCGATAAGGCCGTTGCGAACATGAATCGGCAGATTGCCGATCTCCAGAAAACCTTTGATGATGCCCTTAAGGGCCTTTAACGCTGGCCCAACCTTGGCAGACACCTCAATGCAAACTTCCACCGTATCCGTACCCATCATGCCGCCTCCCTCTCATCAACCGCAGCCGCTGCATCCTGCGCCAGCTCTGGCCAGTACCGCATCCAGTCATTTGGCCGCAACTCTTTGCGCGTCACCTGCTCGCCTGTGGCCTGCTCAATTGGCAAACACCACTTCACTGGCACAGATCGTTTACCACTCGCCCAGCGAGAAATTTCTGGAGCTAGAACACCAATGTTTCTCGCCAACCTCGCAGCGTTACCACGTTCGATAAGTACGAATTCCGTAAGAGTCATATGTTTATGATAACAAAATGGAATCATTTATGCAATGTTTACGCTTCTATCGCTTCATAGGTTTTTGTTTTTTAATTCCATGCTATGAAAACTATTGAAGAAATACGCACTGAAAATTTAAAAAATCTTGTCAAAGAGTTCCCAACTCTTCAGGCATTCGCAGATGCTATTGATAAGCCACATTCTCAAGTCGGACAATGGATTCACCGCTACACAGATGCAAGAACCGGCAAACCGAGGACAATCGGCAGCCGTATGTGTAGAGAAGTCGAAATAAAGCTGGGTAAGCCAACTGGCTGGATGGACGTTGACCATGGCCTGGGTAATGTCACCGAAATTCTGGAGGCAGACTTCAACCGCGTACCACTAATCTCATGGCTTCAAGCAACCGTTTGGAGAACTTTAGTGGAAACCTTTAAACCAGAAGATGCAATAGACTGGCCGCCTTGCCCGGTCCCTCACAGCCGTTCAACATTTGCATTAAAAATTCAGGGCATGAGCATGCACAACCCTGCCGGCAGACCGTCATTCAGCGAAGGGGATATTATTTTTATTGATCCTGACGTATCACCACAACACAAGAATCTGGTACTCGCCAGCGTTGCCGGCGAAAAAGAAGCCATTTTCCGCCAGCTTGTGGTTGAAGGGGGCAAGCAATACCTGTTTGCTCTCAACCCCATCTGGCCAGAGCGCATGCTGCCGGTCGATGAAACCATCACAATAATTGGTACGGCCATCGTCAAGCAGGAAGCCCTCATTTAGCCATAAAAAAAAACCACCGCTGCCGGTGGTTTTTTGTTTACAGGGCCATCAGCATATCCAGCTCCCGCTTGCTGCCCTGCAGCGTCACCTTACGCCCGTCCTTAAACGTCACGTCTACGGTGTAAATCTTTTTCGTGTAATACGATCCCATAAACGCCACAATCACCGCCAGCACCACACCCAGCACATTCAGAATAAAAAACAATATCGCTGACAGAATGATGGCACCAAAAAAGAACCCCAGCACACCAAACTTCTTATCAGCCTGCACCCTCATCTCCTTGGATGCAATATCATCCAGATCCATCTGCGCAACCTGCGCCCCCTGAATACTCAGATAACCGCCCCCAACCGTAGCCTGCCCCGAAACGCCAAACGACCCGCCAACCACCTTCATTGCCATCTCCCTTGTTATATTCCGCACGCCCATCTAGGCCTGCAACGTGTAAATATACCCAAACCGGATAAAACCGCTTGGATAGACCACTTGTTTGTATGGTTTTTAACACATTGATTTTAAAGTATTAACACATACATATTAATTATTGCAGTGGTTTTCGTTGCATAATTAATAACAAAATGTTATCATTCACGCACCAAAGCATATAAAGGTGACATCAATGGCAACGAATAGCAACACACTGCAATACAGAATATACAAAGTGAGGCTCCTCACCCTTCAAAACGAATTGATGTTTTTGAAGATCTATTGCACGCATCCATGCATCGCAATCAACATCGCATCAGCAGTAGCTGGAGGCCATAGGCAAGCCAGCACGGAGGTCGCAGCATGAATACCACATACCGCCGTGCCCTCGACTCCAGCAGACCAGAAGAACTCAGCCAAGCAGTTGCCAGAGTGAAGGATTTGCTGCTGAAAGTAAACGATGCAGCCGATGCATTCAGCATTGCATGGAGAAGTGAATACTCATCCATTCTGGACGCATGCGAAGCCCGCGATACCGCATACCATCATCTTTTTATACACCTCGGCATGCTTGAAGGGGCAACAGTAAATCTCCTCCAAAGCCTCTGCTACCCCTGCAATAAGCTGCCGCCAGCGCAAGTGAAGCCGCAAATCAAACCACCGGAAAGCCTGATAGAAGGCACCGTGCTGGCCGAGCTATTCGGTCTGTATGCCACCTGCATGCGCCTGACCAACCCTGATGACCTTGGCCACCAGCTACAGCCGGAAGCCCGGCAGCTGATCAATGACGCCATTTACAACGTCAGGTGGGTCTGCGAACAACCAACTGCAAAGGATTGATCATGGAGCCTAAACAACTTCGCGAAATGCTGAAGCTTCATATTGCATGGCTAAACAACGACCCCAACGGTAAACGTGCTGAGTTTCACCATATCAACCTGAATCACATCAATTTAGATTATGCTGACTTGCGGATGGCATCATTTTACAACGTGTCTCTGCTCGGTTGCAGTATGAAACACGCACGCCTCAAACAGGCCCGCTTCGTTCACGTCAATATGGCAAGCGCCAATCTGCATTATGCAGATCTGGAACACACAACGATTAATCAAACAGATTTCTCGCATACGGAAATGAGCTGCGCCAATCTGCAGGCAGCAACCGTTGAGGAATCCACTTTTTTCTCTACTTATATGGGGTCAGCAAACCTGCAATTTGCAAGCCTGCCTAATTCTGATTTTTGTGGCGCATATCTTCCAAACGCAAATCTGCGCCATTCAGATTTACGCTGGCTGGCACGCGGCAATATGAATGAAATAAAAACGGCTTCCATTGATAAATGGTGCATTGTGTATACAGCAAACAAGCTGTGCATTGGTTGCCAAAGCCACCTGATTGCGGAGTGGTTTAGTTTCGATGACGATGTCATTAATTCCATGTCCCCCAAGGCACTCGAATGGTGGCATAAATGGAAACCCATTATTCAAAGCATCATAGAGACATCACCAGCCGCACCACACGCGGGCATGACAACAGCAAAGGCAGAACAACATGCCTAACCCCGCCATTATCGCCATCACGTGCGCAGATGGTGCCTGCAAAGGCATCTGGCTGCACTTTGGCACCAAGCCCAATCAGGCCGGCGCCATGCTCAGGCAGCACTACAGCAGCCAAGGCGCTGCGCAATCCCTTGCACAACAGGGTTCCATCATGTGCCTTGAAAGCACACCGGAAACCTGCACACGCTTTCCACGCGTGCTGCCAGCCATCACAGCGCCATCGCATCACGTGCTGTTTAAGCACATGAATGCCGGGGATTGTTTGTACGGATACCACTGGAACGGCCAGCAGTGGACCATCCATGATATTGGCCAGAGTTGGAATTTTTAAGAAAGGAAAATACCATGAGAGATGAATACGGAAGCGATTACGAACGCGGATATGAACTCTTTAAACAGAGGATGGATAAGCAGCAACGTTTCTTCAAAACCCTCATTCCTGTAGGCATTGTTGTGCTGCTGGCCCTAGCCGCAGCCACCATTTACATCTATCCAAAAATCCGGGTCTATCAGCAGGAAATGGAAGGCAAGGCAGAACTTGCCCGCGCTGAATCCAACCGACAGATTGCCACACTTGAAGCGCGGCAGGCCATGGAATCAGCCGAATACCTTAACAAGGCCGAAGTGATACGAGCACAAGGCGTTGCACAAGCCAACCGCATCATTGCCGATGGGCTTGGCGGCTCTGAAGGCTACCTGCGCTACCTGTGGATACAAAGCCTGTCAGGTAACGGCAGCCAGCCACAAATCATCTATGTGCCCACAGAAGCGGGCCTGCCCATACTGGAAGCAGGCAAGCGCTAACCAACAACGCCCGCTGTAGTTTAAATGGAAAAACAGGCTTCATTCATTAACCATTTGATACTTGTTTACACAGCGCCTATGCCGGTTCAAATCCGGCCAGCGGGCACCCTTTTAAAGGATACTGATATGCCATGCAAATTTATAACCATGCAAGAAATACGGGACGATGCAAAAGATGCCCGCATTGCCTACCTTAAAAGGCAACTGGCTGCGGCTGGGACATTGCCAAAAATCCCGATTGACTACAGCCAGTCAGAGTCAGGACAAGCGCCTTTTGATGGTGATAACGAATACCTTCTAAAAATGTGCGACGGTTACGTTGGTGGGGCTTTTGTTTTAGGTACATGGATGGCAGGCATTTGTGATGCTTGGTACACCGTGCTGGGGGTAATCCCAAAAGAAAATGCGTGCGAGTGGATGCCAGTACCTGAGTTTATGAAAGGATGATTATGAACGTTAGGGATTTCGCAAAAAAGTTAAACGAACTCGTTGGCAAGGATCATGGCGATAGAAAAGTTGTTTTTTATGACGAAGATAGTGGCATTGTGTACGAGTATGACCGCATGAAAAAAGACTCTCTCGATGACGAGAGCATGAACATTTATCTGCGGAAGGTTGACTAATGAAACTACAAAAGATACCGATTGACTACAGCAAAGCCGAAGATGAAAAGGAACCGTTTAATGGTGATTTTTTCATATTACATACCGATGAAGATGCTTTCGTGATCGCATTGTGGCGTTTTGATGAGTTCAGAAGTGAGTACATTTGGACTGATGATTTGGGTTCCGTTTACGAACACGAAGAATTCACCCACTACACCCCCATGCCTCAATTCGAGGAAGTGAAAGGCGGTGCGTGATGGCAAAACTATACAACGTAAAAATATCTGGCTCCTTTGTAATTGCTGTCGATGATCATATTGATAGGTCTGCCGCTTTTGAATTAGCGAAAAGAACGGTCATGCAAGCTGTAAATGATATGAGCCCATCTAATTTAGTTGAATTCGTATCACTCGTTACTAATGAACGGCTTTTGTTGCCTGGTTGGGGTGATGGTTATCCATATAGGCATGGGAATGTGCCAGAAATGACATGCAGCCAGATTTTGAAAGAGAGTAAGTAATGCTGAATATCAATGACATTAAGTTTGCTGGCTGCATGGGAGCAGATCCACAAGTACGGTTTATGCCTAACGGGGACGCTGTATGCTCATTTAACCTCGCTCAGAACCGCAGTTGGAAAGATGCCAATGGCGAGTGGCACCAGGAGACGACCTGGGTGACAGCCTGCACTTTCCGCTACCTAGCTGAGAAGGTTGGGAAATATGGTGCCAAAGGGGCTGAGGTATACGTGTCTGGCAGGCTACGCACCCGCAAGTATCAGGATAAGGACGGTATGGACAGGGTTGCTATTGAGATTGTTGCCGATGATGTGCAGTTTCCCGGCAAGTTAAAAGACAGCGATCAACCTGCCGCTCAATCATCGCAGCAAAACAGCTATGCAGCAGCCAAGGAAGGCCGTACAGCGCCTAATAACGAGCCTGCTGAGCCTGAATTCGAAGATTCAATCCCGTTCTAGGAGCAGCCATGAAAATACTTGTTGCCTGCGAGTTTTCCGGGACAGTCAGGGATGAATTCATCAGAGCCGGACATGATGCCATATCCTGCG